AAGTTGCGTGATTAAGCCAGAGATAGGGGTACAGTATCTATTCCCATCAGGCTTACAGCACATGGTATATCCTTTCTTCGGAGAGGGTGAGAGAAGAACAGTCGCAGCGAATTTGAATTGCTGGGATGTACAGGAAAAACAATGACAGAAGAAATAACAGTAGAGACTACGGAAGTGGCTGTAGACCCTTTAATAACAACCAAATTGGCTTATGTAGAAAACTTACAAAAAGAACTTGAAGGGATTCAGGAACAGATGGCTTCCTTACAGTATCAACTGGATATTAGAGTAACGGCTTTAACTATGTACCAGAGTGCCTTGGAAGTGGTGGTGGAAGAAGAACCTAAAGAAAATGGTAAGGATAAAGTTTAATAAAATAAAGAGGTAAATCTATGTTAATAACAATAGGATTAATAATAAGTGCCATAGTATTTATTGCATCAGCAATAGCTGCTATTACACCAACTCCTAAAGATGATAAATGGATAGGAAAACTATACAAAATCATTGATGTTTGTGCGTTGAATATAGGCAAAGCTAAGCAAGTTCCTAGTAAAAAATAATGGCTACAGTACGGGATGCTTTAAATGCCATTGAATCTCACGAAAGAGAATGCAAAGCATTATATAAAAGTATTGATACAAGGTTAGAAGCAGGAGCAAAACGCTTTGATAAACTTGAAGCAATGGTTTGGGCTATCTATCCATTTATTGTTGCAACTATTGTTGCAGCTAAATTTATAGGATAATTATATGTATGAATATAGTTGTAAAGTTACAAGAGTGGTCGATGGCGATACTTGCGATTGTATTATCGACTGCGGTTTTAGCATTTTGCATAAGTGTCGTGTTCGTTTATATGGTATTGATACTCCCGAGTCACGCACTCGTAACAAGGATGAGAAGGTTAGAGGAAAAATGGCTGGGGCTTTCTTAAATGATGCTATAGAAAATGGTGAGAATGTTGTAATACGAACTAAATTAAAAGACTCTAGGGGCAAATTTGGAAGGGTTTTAGGAGAGATAATCGTAGATGGCGTTAATATTAATCAAGCTATGGTTAAGAACTATCACGCTGCTGCATACTTTGGTCAGAGTAAAGAGGCAATAGAGGCAGTCCACCAATCTAATAGAACTAAATTAATAGAATTAGGTAAATTTACTCCAGTAGAGGTTTAGTATGGAAGATAGAAGCGGTAGATTCGGAGGCGACATGGATCGCAACGAAGTTGAGATGGACTTGAACAAGTTTATGGCTATGATACAAGAAATATCTCAATTAAAAGATAAAATAAGAGAATTAGAAGATGTATCAAATGTGAATCCACATCAAAAATGGATTCATTTAGCTCAGGCAGTAGATTCATGGAGAATCTTTCCAAGAGCTTTCCTGACTGTTTATATATTTCTGCTTTATTATACTGTGATGTGGTTTATGGAATTACCAGAACCCAGCTTTGAGCAGTCAGGTTTAATATCTATTGTTGTTGGAGCAGGTGCAGCATGGTTCGGACTCTATGCAGGAACATCGGGTAGCTCTAAGAGTTTTAAAGGGGAAGGAAAAGAATAAATGTCAGAAACATTTAATCTTATTTCAGAATTAGGCTTGCCTATAGCTAGCGGTTTAATTATGGGATTTTTTATATTTCTTGTTATGAAACAGCTTATGGATAATCTTGTAGATGAAATTAAACTGGTACAGGGGATATCAAAAATGCTAATAACTAGAGCATCTATAATGAATAACGATATTATTCGTATAGATACTAGCGTGTCAGCAGCTCTTAATCTTGCTCCAGATTTAGAAAGAATAGCGAGAGCAGAAAATTTTGTTGAAGATGGAAAGATAGACGCTCGAAGAGACTAATGGATATAGTCCAATTAGTCGCTGACTTTGGTTTTCCAGTCGTTATGGTAGTCGGTCTTGGGTATTTTGTTTATTTTGTGTGGCAAACTATTACAAAAAAAATAGACCCTGCTGTAGAAAGCATGAAAACAACTATTATACGTTTAACCGATCAGCTTAGATTATTAGACCAAGACATGATAAGACTGCAAGAGAAAGTAAATACAGCTTTAAAGTTGAAGGAAAAGAATGAAAACAATAAATATAAAAAAGGAAAAGATAAGGAAACCAAATAACAAAGTTCTAGGTTTAGCTGTTATTTTAATTTTTATTTTTGTTGTTTCAGGATATTCATACTCCTTGCTTGCAGATGAATTAGTACATAAGTTTGGTAGTCCTAGTTTCAATGGACAAAATCAATCAGCTCATTACCTCACCATTGATGAACAGGAGAGAACAAGAGCAGCAGATATTGCCGCAGATATACAGGATGCTTTAGAAGAAGCAGAGCGAGAAGCTGATAATACTGTTCTTGCGAAGTTTTTACGCAATCTGGAATCAAGGATTTACTCAACTTTGGCAAAGGACATATCCGAATCTTTATTTAACTACAGTGGAATACCCACAAGAGATAACCCAATAGCGGGGGAAATAAACCTAGAAGGCAACATATTAAAATGGATCAATGATGGAACTACGATTACCTTAATCATTGAAGAATGGTTTGATGGCGTACTTATTTCCACGACAGAAATTGTCATTCCAGTAGGAAGTTTTGGTGGCTGTTGGGTAGATTGTGACGGATGAAATGGTTAATTGTTATAGCGCTTCTTGTAATTAATGGTTGTGCTTCAATAGGATTACAACAAACAAACTGCGCTTCCTTTGTTATTTGTCCAGAAGGTCCACAGATAGTACCCACTGCAGCAACCCAACTGCTAAACCTTCCGCCACCCAATACCAAAGCTGTGGTGGCTGTTTATGATTTCCCTGATTTAACAGGGCAAAGAAAGTCCAACGACAACATAGCCAGTTTCAGTACCGCAGTAACTCAAGGCGGGGTGGACATTCTAATAGAAGCGTTGAGGGATGCAGGCAGGGGTAATTGGTTTGCGGTGGTTGAAAGGTCAGGCTTGGATAGTTTATCAAGAGAGCGACAACTTATTATCAACACCCGTAAAACCTATGCAGGAGAAGGTGAGAATGTTCTTAAACCACTGCTCTATGCAGGTTTGATTCTTGAAGGCGGCATCGTTTCCTATGACACAAACTTGAGGACAGGTGGGAATGGCGCAAGATATCTAGGGATCGGATTTAAAAATCAGTACCGAGAAGATAGGGTGACTGTAGTTCTCAGGGCAATATTAGTACAGACAGGGGAAGTATTGCTCACTGTTACCTCAACCAAAGCAATCTTGTCTACAGGCAAGGGAACGGATTTATTTCGTTTCTATGAGTCAGGCACTCAACTTGGAGAGTTTGAAAGTGGCAGCACAATCAACGAGCCTATAGGTCTTGCTGTACGAACTGCAATAGAAGCGGCAGTGTATGGTTTGGTTATTCAGGGCTTGGAAAAAGAGGTCTGGGATTTTAATTATGCTACACTGAAGCAGGAGAAATAATATGAAGATACTTCTAAGCATAATTATTTTGTTTGTCTCAGCAGTTGCTTTCGCAGGCAATAACGATATATATATCACTCAAACTGGCACAGGTCTAACCTTGACGATTGACCAGATTGGAGCAACCAATAAGGTGGGAACTTCACAAGCAAGAGTTATACTCAGTGGTACGAGCATGGCGGTTGACCTAGATCAGATTGGCGATACCAACACAATCGCTGCTAGCATCCTACAAGGAAATTCTTCCAGTTGGACTTACAGTGCAACAGGAGACAGCAATGTGGGAACATTTGCGGTGGGAGCCACTGGCGATGTGGCATCTACAGACTTTGATTTTGCAGCAGTCGGGGATTCCAATGTGCTTACCTTTACCCAAGGCGACTCGGCAACAGCAACAGCAGGTAATCAGGACTTCGCTATTACAGGCACATCCAATGATATAAACGTCAAGTGTAATGTCATAGGCTGTATTAATAGCTGGACTGTTTCTGGAAACTCCAATGATATAGATACATTGCAGTCAGGCAGACAAGATCACGATATTACAGTTGCTCTTACTGGAAGCTCAAATGATGTAGACATAGATCAGACAGACACAGCAAATACCAATGTTGCCAATATAATATCAACCACTTCAAGTGCTACCATCAACGTAGATCAATGCACAAGTGGCTGTTAATTCTACTGGTAGGAACACTTAACGCAGCAGAAATTGGGGAAATCTCTGAGCTGAGAGGCATAGGTGAGATAACACGCAAGGATGCCAGTACAGCGCTTCTAGCTGAATTGGCTTCTGATATATTTTCCTTTGATGATGTCAGGACTGGGAATGGTCGTATGGCAATACAGTTCTTGGATTCTTCCATATTAAAACTAACCGAACACTCCAAAGTCGTCATAGACAATTACATCTATGATCCTGACCCAAGCAAAACCAAACTAGCATTGAACATGGCATCAGGAACTGCTCGTTTTATCACAGGTAAACTGGGGGGGATAAATAAGAACAATATTCGGATAAGGACACCAAGCGCCAATATTGCGATAAGAGGCACTGACTTCACCACAACTGTTGATGAGTTGGGGAGAAGCCTGATTATCCTACTGCCCAATCCAGATGGAACTTCATCAGGGGAGATAGCAGTAGAAACTTGGTCAGGAACGGAAATACTTAACAAGCCTTTTCAAGCCACGATGGTTTCTACGTTTGAGTCACGACCCACTAAAGCGGTTGTCTTGGGTAATATAACGCTAGGTCTAATAGACAATATGCTTATCATCAACAAGCCACCTGCGATTGTGCAGGCTGTAGAGGAACAAAGCGGAGAGATCAAGACGGATTTGGATAAGGATTTTTTTGAAGAAGCTCCTGATCTGGATAAGGATTTCTTGGAAGTTGAGGAAGAAATAAGCCGCTTGGATATAGATTTGTTATCCTTTGATTTCCTTGTGGATTTATTGGCAATAATGGCAGCAGGGGCAAAGAAGAAAACAACATCAGGGGGAGAGTTAGAAGGTGTAGAATTGATGGGGATTATTCCAAGATATGATCCAACTTACCAAACATACACCTTTGTAGATGGGGCTTATCTATATTTAGTACATCAGGGAACAAATACCTTTGATATTGCTCTGGATAAATACGCAGCCGCTTATTTGAGTATAGATACAGCAGGAATCATAATGGAGATAGAGGTTAATGGTGCAGGCGATAACACTATTATTATTTTTCAGTCTCCTTAGTTTCAATGTGTTGGCAGGCAATAACCTGATAACCATTCAAACCAAAGGCACTGGATCAACAATCACGATCAAGCAGGTAGGTAGTAGCAATACCACAGGCATTTATTGTGGTTTGGGAAGTTTTGACAGTTCATTGGTCAATACCCATAACTGCGATAATGCCACCATTACTGCCACTGTAACAGGGATTTCAAATATCGTTTACTCGCAATCGGTATGGTCAAACCACGATGGACAAAAATGGATAACCACAGTAGTTGGCAATGATAATTATGCAGTTATTGATATGGATGAAGATGATAATACTTCAACCATTATTCAAGACGGAAATGATAACGATGCTTGGATTTTAGGTTCTGGAGACAATAGTGTTTATAAGATAGAGCAGTTAGGGGATGACTATTACGCCAAGATTTACGCTTTTTCAGATAATTCTGATGTTTGGATCACTCAAGAGGGTACAGGGGATCATAATGCTTATGTTCTTAACTATCCAGGTGGAGATAATAACTCTACTAGATTAATTCAAAAGGGATCGGGAGTAAAAGATGCAGATATCTACTTTTACAGTGGTGCTGATGATAATGACGTTAATTTAACGCAACAAGGAAACGGCTCACATACTGCATATATGAGATTTTATACTACAGATTACGATGTAGCTGTAATTCAAAAAGGTTCATCTAATCAATCTTATTCAGCTCAATTTAATTGTACTGGAGGAGGTTGCGATAAAACTATTTCAATAACTCAGCAATGAACAAATGGTTAATTGGGGTGCTGATTACAGGTACTTTAATGGTGCCTTTATTATTTAGCTGGAATGTTTTAGAAATAATTAAGCTCAAAACTTTTGATGCTTTGATTCCAGAGAAAGAACCATCAGGTTATTTTTCTATCCTTAATATAACTGAAGATGATATTGCACGCGAAGGAGGCTATCCCTTACCTAGACAGCGATTAGCGGAAATACAGGTTGATTTATTAAACAAGGGAGCGATTGGAGTTGGCTGGGTTATGGCTTTCCCACAACCTGATCGGTTCGGAGGAGACTCCATATTTGCAGAAACACTAGCCTATGCTCCTACTGTCTTGGCGATGTTTGAAAATAATAGCGGAGATTATCCCTCAACTACAGGCACTGTCATCATGGGAGAAGATCGCGGAGGAATTGATGCAGAAGGAGTTATTCAAAACATTGATATCCTTAAAAAAAGCGCTAATCAAGGTATTGCTGTAGCTAGAACAGAGGTTGATTCTTTAGTTAGAAGATTACCCTTATTATTAAGAACTCCTGATGGGTGGGTTTCCGCCTTTGGAACGGAGGTCTTAAAGGTATTGGCGGGTGCAGACACTTACCTTATAAAAACGAACGACAATGGTATAGAACAGATAAGAGTTAAAGGGTTGCCACCAGTCTCTACTGATTCACTAGGAAGAAAATGGATTAGTTGGGTTGATACACCGCAAACAGATTTACAGGAAATGCAGGTTAAAGATAAGTTTGTCTTTGTAGGCTTTACCGCTAAAGGAATAATGCCACAACTGTCTGTGCCTAATGGTCAACTTTTAGAACCACACAAGATACAAGCAGCGCTGGCGGAAAGCATATTAATTGAGGACAGTCCATACGTTCCTGATTGGGGTCTAGCAGCAGAGGTTTTAGCTTTTGGTGTTACAGTTTTTTTAGCATGGTTTCTGATAAATATTTTTGGTATAACTTTAGGGATATCTTTTAGTGGTCTATTATTTTTACTAACAGCAGGGAGTGGGTATTACTTAATACAACAAGGACTTCTTATAGATGTTACTTGGACCTTAATATCTCAATTTATTACAGCGTCTACAGCATTTTATCTACGCTTTAGAGAACAATATAAGCTAAGACAGCAGATCAAAGCTCAATTTGGGAAATACCTTGATCCAAGAATGGTTAAGAAATTACAGGATAATCCTGAGTTGTGTCAGGTAAATGGTAAAAGAGTTGATTGTTCTATTATATTTACTGACCTTAGAGGATTTACTAGCTTATCTGAGTCAGTAGAGCCTGAGATGGTTACTTATATAATGAATAATGTTTTAGATGTGCAAGTAAAGGCAGCTAATAAATATTTTGGATGCACAGATAAATTCATTGGGGATGCAGGAATGTTCCATTGGAATACTATAATTCCACAAGAAGATCATCATACGCTAGCTTTAAAAGCTGCAAAAGAAATAGAAAATAATATAGACCAGTTAAATATTAAATTTAAAGAAGAAGGAATCCCTGAAATAGCTATAGGTATAGGGGTTAATTCAGGAATTTGTATAGCAGGTAACTTTGGAGCCACCGATAGATTTGCTTTTAGTTTAATCGGAGACCCTTGTAATGTGGCTGCTAGACTAGAATCAAGCACGAAGATCGCAGGAGTTGGGGTGTTGATAGGCGAAGAAACTGCAAAAAATACGGATTTTGAGCTACAATCATTAGAACCTATAGAGGTTAAAGGCAAGGCTAAACCATTACAAGTTTATACATGGGCATAAAATATGAGTAAAATTTTAATATGAAACTTTCCTTAATCTTGGGTGGCTTATTGCTAATGACAATAGCAGGCTCAGCTTGGTATATAGATAGACTCCAAGATAATATAGGTACGTTAAAAGGCAATCAACTGATCTTGGAAACGAAGATTCAAGAACAAAACGCAGCAATAGAAACTGCTTTAGCTAATCAGAAAAAGGCACAAACTCTTATGGCTTCTTTAGAAAAGGATAAACAAGAAGCGATGCGTAATGTTAATAAGTTAAGAAAAACATTTGCCAAACATGACTTAGATGAGTTGACTTTAGCGAAACCAGAGTTAATGCAAAGCAAAATAAATAAAGCATCTAAGCGAGTCTTAGAAAATTTAGAAAAATTAACCGACCCAAACCAGTTTGATGAAGAAGTTAGCGATAATATTTAGTTTAGTTCTAGTTGCTTCAGGCTGTTCTCTGATGGGAGAAAGGGTTAAGCCAGTCTCTGTTACAACAATCGCTAAACAACAACCCATGTATCATCCGCCTTTACCTATGGAAGTACAAATGGACCCTGTTGATTGGGAAATACTAACACCAGATAGTTTGCAGTTATATTTAGACAATCTGGAAAAAGGGGAAGCACCAAGAAGGGCGTTTTATTCATTGTCTAGTAAAGAGTATGAACACTTGAGTATGGACATGGCAGATATTACTAGATACATCACAGAGATACTGGGAATAATTAGATTTTATAGGGATTACGACAAAGAAGAAGAACCTGAAGATAATAGAATAAATAAAGAGAAAAAATAATGAATATATCTCAAGAAGGAACAGCAATATGAGCAATAGAGATAGGTTTATATCGGCAGAAGGAATGGCATTAATAAAAAAGTTTGAAGGATGTAAATTAGACGCTTATTTAGACGCTGTAAATGTACCCACGATTGCTTACGGAAGAACCAAGAATGTAAAAATGGGAGATAGTTGTACTCAAGAACAAGCTGAAGCATGGGTTGAAGAAGAGATGCAAGAATATGAAGGTTATATCAACAATATGGTTGAAGTTGAATTATCTCAATTTCAGTTTGATGCTCTTGTGGCTTGGGTTTATAACTTGGGACCAACTAATTTAAAAAACTCTACTTTATTAAAAGTATTAAACGAAGGTAAATATAGCGGAGTTCCAGCTCAAATAAAAAGATGGAACAAAGCGGGAGGTAAAGTTTTGGACGGATTAACAAGAAGAAGGGAGGCAGAGGCTTTACTTTTTCAAGATAAAGAATGGTACGAGGTTTAACATGACGCTTGCAAAATATATATTTAGACCTGGAATAAATAAAGAAAGCACTAATTATGCCAATGAAGGCGGTTGGTATAATGCTGATAAAGTAAGATTTAGGAAAGGTAAGCCCGAAAGAATTGCTGGATGGGATAAAAACTCTTTAAATTCTTTTACAGGCACTTGTAGAAACCTTTACTCTTATAGAGATCAAGGACAAACTGACTATGTAGGGGTAGGCACACATCTAAAATATTATGTATTACAAGGAGATGACTTTAATGACATTACTCCTATTAGAAAAACATCTACAAATAGCATTACTTTTGCTGCCACAGACGGCTCTTCAACTGTAGTTGTTACTGACTCATCTCATGGCGCGGTAGCTGGAGATACTGTTACATTTACAGAAGCAGTTTCTTTAGGCGGGAATGTTACCGCAAATGTTTTAAACCAAGCCTATATAGTAGCTAGAACACTAACTGTAAATACTTACGAAATTACTGCAAAAGATACCTCAGGCGATACAGTTACTGCTAATTCTAGTGATTCAGGTAATGGTGGTTCTGCTGTCGATGGAAGCTATGAGATAAATGTCGGATTGGATGTTTATGTTAAAGGTACTGGTTGGGGCGCTGGAACATGGAGTGCTGGAACATGGGGATCAGTTAGTGCAATTTCTGCTTCAAGTCAATTAAGAATATGGTCTCAAGATAATTTTGGTGATGATTTAATTTCATGTATTAGAGGGGGCGGTATTTATTATTGGGATGAAAGCGCAGGAGCTACTCAAAGAGCAATACCATTTTCAAGTTTAACCAGTGCTAGCAATGTGCCAACATTAGGTTTGCAGATTATGGTTTCCGATATAGATAGACATATAATTTGTTTTGGGGCTAATGTGATAGGAGAGTCAACTGTAAATCCGTTATTAGTCAGATGGTCTGATACAGAAAGTGCAATAGATTGGACTCCAACATCAACAAATCAAGCTGGCGGTGTTCAATTATCACAGGGTTCTACAATAATTGGTGCCTTAGAAACTAGACAAGAAATATTAATTTGGACCGATGCAGGTGTAATGTCTATGCGTTTTGTTGGAGAACCATTTATATTTTCGTTTTCTGAAGTAGCTTCTGGACCATCACTAATATCGCCAATGGCTGCAGTCAGTGCAAATAATAAAGTTTATTTTATGGATAGAGGTGGTTTTTATGTTTATTCGGGTTCTGTATCTAGGCTGCCTTGTACTGTATTAGATTATATATTTTCTGATCTAAATTTAGGTCAGCAATTCAAATGCTTTGGAGCGTCAGTAGAAAGCGCAAATGAAGTTATTTGGTTTTATCCGTCAAAAGATAGCACAGAAATAGATCGTTATGTTACTTACAACTATGTTGAAAATGTATGGTCTATTGGAACTACAGATGACGGGTTTACAAGAACAGCATGGATAGAAGCTGAATCATTAGATTATCCTTTGGCTGCTGGAAAAACATCGGGTAGCGATACAAACTATCTTTATAATCATGAAAAAGGACACTCAAACGATGGCAGTGACTTTAGTGCCTACATAGAATCAAGTGATTTTGACCTTAATCCAGATGGAGAAAGACTTATGTTCCTCTCTAAACTAATCCCTGACGTGGAATTTAGAGATCAAAGTTCAACTGATGATACTGTTACTTATACAATAAAAGGCAGAAACTATCCTTTAGGTACTCTTTCAACACTACAAACAGTTAATGTTACACCTGAATCTAGCTTTACTAATATAAGAGCTAGAAGCAGACACGCTGCAATTAGAATATCAAATACCAGTACAAATTATGGTTGGCGAGTTGGAGATTTGAGATTAGAAATAAGACCTGATGGGAAAAGATAATGGTTGATATAAAAACGATAGCATTACCAAGACCTAATCCTGAATATGATGATAATGACGAGGCGGTTACAAGAAGAATTTTAGAACAAGCTATAGAGGACTTAAATGTAAAACTTACAAGAGTCCAAAGATTACAGGAAGTAATGACTTCAAAAGCTATGAAACGGCACCAATTCCTTTTAATGGGAGTTAAGCATGGCTGATATTTTAAAGGTATTAGGTCAAGTAGACGCTGCTGCAACCACTATTACTACACTATATACAGTCCCTGATATGACCATGACTACTGTTAGCTCTATAGTGGCAGCAAACAGAACTGGCTCTGCAATAACATTTAGATTAAGTGTTCATGTAGGCGGAGCAAGTGCAGATGACAAACAATATCTTTATTACGATAAATCCGTTGCAGCTAACGATTCACAAACAATAGTTATCGGAATTACATTAAATCAAACAGACGTATTAAAAGTTTATACGAGTGGAGCAAATATGAGCTTTAATGTATTCGGCTGTGAAACAAAAGAGGATAGATAATGAAAGAATTTAATATAGGAGGTCAAGTGAACCTACAACAACAAGTAAATAATGTAGCAGCACAAGGTCGTTATGGCGATTCAATGCTGATGCACGTTAATCCTGCCGAAGTGCGAGGGTTATCACAAGTGGCACCAATAACAGTTAATCCACAGACAGGACAGCCTGAAGCTTTCCTGCCTTTCTTAGCGCCATTATTAGGTTCTATGTTAGGACCAAGCTTATTTGGAGCTTTAGGAGCAGGAGCTGGTAGTGCCTTAACAGGTTTAGCGGGTTCGGCTTTAGGTTCGGGGCTTGCACAATGGGCAGCCACAGGAGATATAAAGAAAGGATTACTTGCTGGTATAACTGGTTATGGTATTGGTTCTGCATTGCAAGGCGCAGGTGCAGCAGCAGCAGGAACAGAAGCAGCAGCAGGACAAACCGCAGCATTAACAGGAGATGCTACAAAAACGCTCTTACAAGACCCAACTTTAGTAACTCAAGGAACAGGAATTAATGCTATGGGTCCGTTTGCACCAGGAACAACTCCTCCAGTAGGAACGCTTAATCCATTAGGTCAATCAGCGCTTAATACAACAATGTCTGCGGCTCAACCAGGAATACAATATGCAGGACAAGCAGCAGCAGATGCTTATACAGGCGCAGGAACAGGCGCTTTAAAAGACGCTTTTTCAGGTACGTTTGGGGAAGGTATGCAAAACTTAGCAGCAGGTGCTTCTCAACCAATGGCTTTAGCAGGAATAGCGGGAGGCATGGCTCCAACTGCGGTTATGGAGTCACAAGAAGAGTTTGAAAGACAAGTTGCTCAAAGAGAGCGAGATGAAGAAGAAAGAAAAAGACAGATGTGGTTAGATTATCCAGAGCCTATTCTTTATTCCGCACAAGGCGGGACAACCAATATGGATGAATCACTTATGATGGATGCCGCTTTATTGGGTAATGCCATGAATAATGGTGGTCGAGTTGGTTTTAATGGTAAAGCGGGTTCTACTACAGACTATGATTACAATACTTTCGGTGGAGATCAACAGCGTTTCACTCCTGCGAGACAAGCTTATGATGTAAACCCTGCATTTATGGCAGGCTTTCAACCTGAAACTATGTATTTCAATCCTTCCACTATAAATCAGCCTGCTACGGCAACACAAAGTTATCAACCTACAGCTACAGACACATACACTGGAAGTAAAGGTGGATATAACATGATGGGCGTAACAGAAGCCCCTCTTCAGACTATAGACCCTTATGCTGCTTTTACTGGAACAGCGCCTCAAGGCTTGGTTGAAACGGGCTTTAATCCATATCCAGTACCTGAAGTCCCTGAAGTTCCTGTGGACGTTCCTGTGGACGTTCCTGTGGACGACCCTTACGATGATCCTTACGATGATCCTTATGATATACCTATAGATTTACCTATAGATTTTGAGCCTTATTTTGAAATGAATGGAGAAACTTCGCCCTACGGCTTTGAAGATAAATTCGGCTTCTCTCCTAATGATTTTATGGTAAACGGAGAAGGCACTGAGCCTGCCTTTGATCCCAATGTAGGACAACCACCACCATTAGATATAAATACAGATTTTTTTGATCCATATTCTATGGAACCTAATTTAGATATAGGTATGCCTCCAAGTTTTGATGTTGGAGATATTTCAATTCCAAACTTAAATATGCCTAATGGTTTTGCTCCAGAAGTAGCTATGCCACCTGCTTTGGCACCAGAATCTCCAGCGATAACTATGCCTCCTGCTTTAAATATTCCTCAAGTGCCAGATATGGCTACTATGCCAAATATACCAATGGGCTTTGAGCCTATGGCTCCTGCGTTAAATATGCCCGCCCCAGCTATGCCTACAGCGCCAGTAGCGCCCGTAGCACCAATAGCGCCTCCGATGGGAGTAACACCTCCAATGTTAGCAGAACCTCCAATGGCAATAGCGCCTCCAGCAGCATTTGAGCCTATGGCTCCTGCAGTAGCATCTCCGTCAAAAGGGGTGCCTACACCAAAAGGTCCACCTCCTTCATTTGATCCATATTTAGGACAACCACCACCTATGATGCAACCACCTATGATGCAACCACCAGTAATGCAGCCACCTATGGTTCAACCACCAGTGATGGCACCCCCGTTTATGACTGAAGAAGATTTAATAAATACGCGACCCAACCTAAGAGGAGCTTTTGGACCTGGAGGAATAAAAGCAGGCGGCACTACTAACTTTCAAGAAGGCGGAGATACTTCTGGAAATATAATGAAAGACCCAATTACCCAAGAAGTCGTTTTGTTTATTACAGGAGAATCAAATAACCAACAAGCTGTTAATGATTTTGTTGAGAAATATGGTGCTGAGACATTTGCTCAATTAAGAGATTATGTACTAAAAGCTCTTACTAATGAGGGTGTTCAGACAGAAGGACAGATTGAAGGCGTTGGTAACAGTGGAATGGCTGATGATATACCTGGAATGATAGGGGATGATGAGCAAATAGCCGTATCACAGGATGAGTTTATTGTTCCTGCTGATGTAGTTGCATCTTTGGGAGATGGCAGTTCTGATGCTGGTTCCAATAGACTTTATGAAATGATGGATAGAGTTAGACAAGCAAAAACTGGCGGCACAACACAACCTCCTCCAATCAATATTAATAAGGTGTTGCCAGCATGAATGAACCCGCAGTGAAGCAAGAGGCTAGCGGAGAATATAATGTTTCCTTAGTTATGCCTGACCAGTTAATGATAATCTGGAAAGACGTAGAAAAATATTTAAGGAAGTCTTGTAAACGCTCTAAAGGCAGAACATCAACACAAGATATTTTTTATGAATGCCTAAATAATCAATCTTCATTGTGGATTATATTTGATACTGGAAATATGAAAGTGGTTGGCTGTGCCATAACACAGATTACTGATTACCCTACGGGTAAAAGAATGCTTAATTTGGATCATGTTACAGGTAGCAAAATGGGAGATTGGATAGATCGTGGTCTTGAAGTCATGGAAAAATGGGCTAAAGATAATAAATGCAATGGCATAGAAGGTGTTGGCAGAGAAGGTTTTTGGAATTGGATTAAAAATAGAAATTGGAAAAAAACAGCAATATTTGTTGAATATAATTTTGAGGAAAGTGTATGAGAAAGTTTAAAGGCGGAGGCGGAAGCTCTCAACCAACAGAACAAACTGTATATAGCACTGATCTCCCTGAATACGTTGAGCCGTATTTTAAAAGACTCTTACAAAGGGGAGAAGCAGAATCTTTACAAGGGTATACGCCTTATGGTGGACAGCGCTTAGAATACTTTTCGCCTGATGAATTAACAGCACAGGCAATGGGTCGTGGCTTTGGTACTGCAGGAACACCACAGGAATTTCTTGATGCTTCTGCAAGATATGGCGGACAAAAAGGTATTACAGGTCAATATACTGCTGGCGATGTAAAGTCTGGATATGAAGCAGGGCAAATGGGACCTGTTTATCAAGGTGCTACTTATGGTAGTGGCTATCAAGCAGGTCCATTTGATTCAGGTTATACAGCACGCGAAATGGGTCCAGGTTATCAGGGGGCTACTTATGGAAGTGGTTATCGGGGAGGTACCTTTGATCCTGGTTATACAGCAGAAACAAGAGCATCTCAATATCAAGCAGGTGCTATTGATCCTGTAGCTTATGAAGAGAATATCCAAAGGTTTATGTCTCCTTATCAGCAAAATGTTGTAGACATAGAAAAAAGAGAAGCTAAAAGACAAGCGGATATGGTTGCTGCAAAAATGCAGGATTCAGCAGCTAGATCAGGCGGTTTAGGTGGTTTTCGTGAAGCTATCATGCAAGCAGAAAGAGAGCGTAATCTTGGAACCCAAATGGGTGATATACAAACAAGAGGCTCACAAGCAGCATACGAGTCAGCTCAACGACAATTAGGTGCGGAAAGACAGTTTGGATTACAAAGGTACGGAGCAGAACAACAAGCTTATCAAAGCCAAGAACAAATGGCTCAGTCAGCATTTAATGCTGGACAAGCAGCAAAACAGCAGGCGGCACAAATGGGAATGTCTGCACAACAACAAGAAGAAGCAGCAAGACAAGCCGAAGAGAAATTTAGTCAGAGCGCATTTGCTCAAACACAACAGGCATTACAGGCTAGAGGAACACAAGGTATTCAAGCTTATCAAGCTGGAGAACAAGCAAGACAACAAGCAGCATCTTTGGGCTTGAACGCGCAACAACAAGCAGAGGCAGCTAGACAGGCTCAAGAGAAATTCAGCCAAAGTGCTTTTGCACAAACACAGCAAGCAATGCAGGCTGCAGGTACACAAAAGATACAAGCCTATCAAGCAGGTGAAAATGCAAGACAGCAAGCCGCTAAGTTGGGATTATCTGCAGAGCAAATTGAACAAGCTGGTAAGCAAGCTGAAGAGAAATTCAGACAAAGTGCCTACGACTTATCTAGTCGTTATAACTTGGCAGCAGCTCAAGGCTTAATGCAGTCTGGTCAAGGAATACAAGCTGATGCTATCTCCAGAATGCAAATGCTAGAAAATATAGGCAGACAACAAAGAGCATTAAGACAAGCTGGTTTAGATATGGGGTACCAAGATTTCTTAGGTCAAAGAGATTGGACTCAAAGACAACTTGGTGGATTCAGTAACTTATTAAGAGGTGTTCCAGTTACGCCACAGCAAACAATAAGCACTTATCAACAACAACCAGGTTTATTCCAAACTGCGTTAGGCGCTGGTCTAAGCGGTTTAGGGTTATACAGAGGAATGGGAGGAGGATAAATGGCAAATTTAGTACAAGTAGCAGAAGAATTAGAGTATGTGCCAAAGGATCAATTGGTCGAAATGAGCCAGAACCCTGACTCTCGATACCCACAGTATTTGGTATTAAGCGAAATACAACGCAGAACACAGATGGAAAAAATGTATAGGGCGCAAGAAGCATCTATGAATCAGCCAGAAACAACTGTCGCTGAAGAAGTAGTAGCTGATTTTGCACAACCACAAGGTTTAGCAGGCATGAATGCTGAGGGTCCAGCTAACGCTGGAGATTTCTCTCCCCCAGCCATGCCTGCAACTCCTATGCAAATGGCAGCTAGTGGCGGTAGAACTGGCTATGCTAATTTTGGTTCAACATCAAATCCTATGAATTTTGCGATGCAACAAGCTAATACAAGACGACAATTATTAGAAAGCTTAGGAATTGACCCAACGGGGATGTCAGAGGAAGAAATTCAGAAAGCATTGCAGTTTGCACAATCAGCTCCAATAGAACAAGAACAATTACCAACTGTAGATACTGGTGTTAATCAGCCTGTAGATTTACAGACATTTGGCGCTCCTCCTATCCCGTTTGATGTAAGCCAAATTGTTGATACTCCTCCTATCCCGTTTGATGTAAGCCAAGTTGTTGATACTCCTGATACTGTAGATAGAGGGCTTTCTTCAGCCGTACCTGAAGTCAATATACCTGAAGTAGATGAAGCTGGAACTATAGACCCAGCAGATATACCAGAAGAAGATAGAAAAGGTTTAATTGCTTGGGCTAAAGAAAATCCTGGAGAAGCTGCTCTAATTGGTTTAGATGCTGCTGCATTATATTTATTAGTTGCTCCTGTTCCTGGGGCTAGAATTGCTGCAGGTGTAACCAAAGCATTAGCATGGACTGGAAGAGGTATAAAGGGATTAAAGGCTGCCTATCAAGCTAAAAAAGCTAAATCATTACAAAGTATAGGTCGTAGAACTCAAGCTAAAGCGGCAGAAAAAGGATTAGATGGTAAAAAATTAATTACACAAGGTAGCGGATCATCAAAAAATCTTCCAACTCCTCCTGGTTATTGGGAAAGTTGGGGTAGAACTGGTTTAAAAGCAATGAGAATACCGCAAAGAATAGTTGCTGGTGGTATAGCTATTCCGACTTCGGTAGCGCTTTATAACTGGATGACTGATGACGAAGTTATTGAATCTAAGGACAAAGAACAAGAGATTGTTGAAACAACTCAAGATAAATTAAACAAACTGTTGGCTGATATTAATAAAACACAAGATACAGGTACAACTGAGAAAAAAGGATTAGCTTCATTCTTACCTCAAGCTGAAGGTTTAGATATAGCACAACTTGGCGGTATTATTATGGGCGCTAGAAACATGAGCGAATTAGGCGCTGGTATTGCTGGTCTTGCTGGATCAATACAAGACAGAAGAACGAAAGAAAAATTAACAGATATTCAGGGCAATCTATACAAAGCACAAACAGCTAAATATGAAGCTGATGTAGAAATGATGGAACCGAATCAATTAATAGATGTTATGAAGAACCTTGAAGATATGATGAAACTAGATATGGAAAGTGGTCAAGGCGAAAATGTAGCGCAATATCAAGCACAATATGAAGCGGCTTATAAAAGATATGCTGAACTAATGGGAATCCCATATACAACAGAAGCAGAGCGTATGCAACAGGCTGCAGATAGAGCAAGAGTACAATAAGGAAAAGTAGTAATGTCCATATATGAAACTAAAGATGGCAGTAAATATAATATACCGACTGATCTTGCAGAAAGAGATTATTTAGCTAAAGCAATATTAGCCATACATGGCGAAGATATAAACCAAACGACAACACTAGGACAGGCTAAAGAATTTGCTAAGGCAATTCCAAGAGAAGCTGTAGCAGGCTTTCAAAGGGTTCCTATAGGTCTTTCCCAATTATTTGATATGGGTAATGATAGCCCAATGACTCAACACTTCTTAAAACAACAAGAAGAGTGGAGAACGGAGGGTGTCTTTGCTGGCGATCCAGCCTATCAAGATTTATACAGCACTAAAATTGGAGGTGGCTTAGGCTCCTTTATTCCCTTTTTAGGTGCAGGTATAGCTGGCAGAGCTTTAGCTACTAGGGGAGTGGGTGCAAATCTGCCTAGATTTTTAAAACCACAATGGACTGTGCCTTACACTTTTGCTGGACCTTCTGGTATCAGTGAACAAAGTGAGTTTTTACAGCAAGCTAGAGATGAAGGTAAAGAAGTAGGACCAATAGCAGAAATTTTTGCAGAGCTTGGTGGAGCTGCAATAGGAGCTACGGAACTACTGCCAGTAGAAAGACTGCTAAAAAGAGTGCCAAAAAATGCGTTGAATTATCCTGAAGTAAGAAGGATGCTTCGATCTGCGATACAACAAGCTGGAATAGAAGCTGGTCAAGAAACCTTTGCTGGTGTATCACAAAGACTCTTAGCGCGTGGCTTATACAGTGATGATTTGCCTTTATTTGAAAGTGTTTGGGATGACTTTACAGTAGGCGGTGGTGTTGGCTTTATAGCTGATTTGGTTGTCAACTCTGCATCAAGAAGAAGCAGAGGCAGAAATTATTTAAAAGATGCTGAACAGCGTGCAAGAGATAACAGAGTTAATCTTAATGCTGACAGCAAATTTGAACGAGGGGTTGCTCAAGGAACTCTTCAAGAAGTACAAGATCAACCTGTTGTAACTAAACCAGAAATTCCAATTCCTGCTCTTGTAGGCGCTGTTCCTAGCTTAGAGGTTATACAAAATCCTGATGGTAAGTTTTCTGTAGTTGATCTTAAGGCAACAGAAAGCCCAGTAATACAAACATTTGAAGGCGAAGCCGATGCTCTTATATTTAAAAATAAAGAGCAAACCAATTTTTTAAGAAAGCAACTTAAGGTAGATATAGACAATGCTACATACGCTTTAGGTATGCCCGAAAGCTCCTCTGCTTTACAAGCAGGAAGCACAATACTTGATCCAAATATTTCTCAAATTAACTTACAGAGCTTAATAGAATTTGATTCCAAGCTTTCAGAAGATCAAAAGAAAAAATTTGCTGCTGAAAGAAAACAAGCTGGATGGTTTGGAAAGAATGTTCCAAGCGAAATGATCGAGCGTAAAAGGGCTTTTCTTAAAGAAACCAGCAACTATCTTAATAGCAAAGGATTAGACTTAAAAGCCAGTTATTCAATGGCAGAAGTAAAGAAAGCTTTATCTGTTAAAAATTACAACGAATTATTAACTGATTGGGCTGCTGAGGTTTCTCAAAAATCAGAACAAGCTGGCGAACCTTCAATAACTGCTGATAAAGAAAAGCCTAATGTAAATCTAAAATACATTAAGGATATAGCAGCCTCCAAAAATATTGATATAGACTTCAAAGACCCTGCGGTTAGATACGCAGCCCTTCAGTGGACTGGTACCGCCAATATGTCAAAAACGAGGAATCGTGGCGTAAAAGAATTATTCTTAGCACGACTTCACTCTCTCCCTAAGTTCAATACCCGAACTAAATTCCCAGACTTTAGACCTAGAAAATATACGGCACAAGATGTTGCCAATTTTGTTGCGTCTATGGGAAGTAGAAATGTTCAATTTACTGTTGATGATCTTCTAAAGGTTGGGGTTACAGCTAAAGACAAAACTGCTACCGAGCAATTTATTAATGATTTGGTTACTAGCGGAAGAGCAGAGAAGATAAAGAACACCAATCAATATCAGATTAGAAAGAACCATGAGTTTGATATTGCCAGAAGAGCAGAAGGTTTTGATGAGACTCCAGCAGAGTTTGGCGATAGACTTAGAAGAGAAGGCAAGCTTCCAGAGGAAACGATAGCGCAATTAGTTGAGGCAGAAACCACAAGACAAAGGAGAGTATTACCTCCAGATGAAGTTGAGCCTAAAACAATTAAATTTAATGAGGCTATAGAAGAAGGCAGAACAAATGTATTTGCCAGAGAGCTTAGAAAAATATTAGAGGAAAGAGGGTTAGGAGAAACAGGCGTTGTTGTAAGCAATGATATTTTATCTACTTCAGCGTTAGCTAGAACCCCACAAGGAGATATTGTTTTTGATCCAAGAGGATTAAGACAAACAGCAACAGAAGGTGCTGTCGAGGGAGAATATGATAAGAATACTGACATTATATTTCTTTCATTAAATGCCATTAATCCAGATGGAAATGCTACACCAGAACAAATAAGAGAAAGATTACATAAGGTTTTAGACCACGAAATGATACACGCCTTGCGTGAAAAGGATTTGATAACTGAAAAGGAATATCAATATCTAAGAAAAGAAGTTAAGCGAAAGAAGGTACCTCAAGTATTTGATCCAAGCTTTAAAGGTCGTTCATTCTATCAACGTGCAAAAGCCATGAACGAAGGCAGACCTGAATTGGTGGGTCGAAACGAACAGTTTAAAGAAGAGCTTTATGTAGAAGAAGCTATTGCAGAAATGTATAGAGCTAGAAATTTTAAGCCTGACATAGCACCTAAGGCAGAAGGTATCTTCAATAAGATAGTTGAGTTCTTTAGGTCTATGGGTCAAGCAATGCGTACTTCTGGATTTAAAAGATCATCAGAAGTATTTTCTGAAATTGAACAAGGAAGAGTTGGCGCAAGAGCAAGAGGGGAAATAAGAACCTTACGAGAGCTGGATAGGCTAGCGCCTGAAGCTGTTGATGCTCCTGTTATACAGGAGTTTGAGGAAGGTGAAGCGCCTGTTAATGAGCCTACTGATATAGTTTCTCTAGGCGAAAGCGGAGCGATTGGTACTCCTGTTTCTACATTTGAAGATGTAGAAGCTGATACTGACCCTATAACTGGAGTTGTTCTAACTCCTAGTGGTTTAGGTCGTGCTGGAAGCTCAATATTTGATTTTAGAAAACAAACCGAAGAACAATTACAAGCTCAAAGAGCAGCTTTTGTAAAAGAGTTTGGTTATGGGCATGTAAAGACTGAAGATGTTTTAACATGGCTATCTAAGAACGCACCAAGTAAAGACTATAGGGTTATCGCTGACAGGCTTTTAACGCAAGTTAAAAGATTAGGGCGAATGAAAAAAATAGATTTTCAGTTTCGCATTATTAAAAAAGGCACTGATCGCTTACCAATTCCAGGTCATACAGGAAGAAACCTTAATTGGCATGGTGTTTCTTATCCTCCGTTTTCTTATGAAGGAGGGTTTAGGCAACAAGTTTATATTTCTGACAGAGGAAAGGGTCACTTTAGAGGGAGGGGAGTTCCAGATAGTAATGTTGATGGCGTTAATCTTGAAACAATATTGCATGAGTTAGTGCATCAAACAACACAAGCTGCAACTTATGATTTCCTTGCTGATAAAAAGACAAAAGAGAATGTTCTTGAGCTGGATAAAATAAGAAAACGAGTAAGAGAAGAAATTAATGCTAAAAAAAGAGCTGGTGAGGATATAGACTTTTATGTTCAATACGGCACTAAAAACGTACAAGAATTATTAGCAGTAGGGTTTACTGATAGAAAGTTTCAAGAGTTTATGGAGTCAATACCATATTCTCCTAGAGGAAAGAAATCTTTATGGGATAAATTTACTGAAACTTTAAGGAAGCTTCTTAATATTCCTGCCAAGCAAGGCACTGCATTCTCAGAGTTTTTATTGCAAGCTGGCAGAATTACTAACCTTAGCCAGAAACAAATTAGACCTCTTCTTGGTCGTGCCGATATGTTAGATAGAGGTCCAGACTATACCCCAAGAAGATTTACTCCTGAGCAACAACAAGTCTTAGACCAGTTAAGCGCTTTAGAGGAAAAAATCATTCCGCTTGAATCAGAAAAGAATCAAGAGGGATCGTTTATGAGTCCTGCTAATCTAAGTAAATTAAATATTAGATTAGATAAACTTTACGCAGAGAAAGATTCACTACAACAACAGTTTGATAGATTGCCTGCAGCAGAGCCTCAACAGGTACCTTTGTTCTCAAGAGGAACAAGATTTGTAGATGATAGGAACACTAATGAGAATATACAACTAACAGAAGCCACAGAGAAGGCTGTAGAGATCGTTAAGCGCACACCTAGAGGGGAAGTGCCATATTACAACGTAAACGCCTCTGACGTGGCTTTAAAGGCGGCTATCGACTTTAATGAAGATGCCACTGCACAAGCGCCTGATGACATACCTAATTTCTCCAGAGCGCCATTACCAGGATTTGTTCAAGATGTTGCAGAGCGAATCGGTCAACCCAAGTATGAGGTAAATAAATCTTCAGGGGCAAGACTAATAGATGTAGCCAGCAATCCTGTCCCTAATGTAAGGAAAGCATTTAAAGGGTTTAGATCAGCCATCGTTGATAAGTTAGACCCAATGGTTAAAGCGACAATGCGGTTGTCTGAAGAGAACGAACAAACAAGGCTACTAAACAATACAGCAGATACGTCTGCAATAGCCGCACTTAGGCTAGCTGACAGAGCAAGAGGAATCTTTCAGGGACTTCTTATGCGTGGTTATGCCAGCGATACAATTGACGGAGTAAGCTCATTAACTAATGTTAAACCACATGAAATAAGTACACGCTACAACCCATTTATAGACGGAGATACTGGGTATGGTGGGTTAATGCAAATAACAGCGCCTCTTTTTGCTGATCCAAGCGTTGATTTGGAAGGAGTGTGGGCGGTTTACGGAAAACTTAAGAGACAAAAGGGTTTTAATGAACAGGGTAAAGAGATAGCCTCACCGATTACCTCACAAGATTTAGAAGCCATTGCAGAAATAGAAGCTCGTTTTCCTGTAGTAGTGGAGGTTTATAACAATTACCAATCATGGAATAACGAGCTAATTAAATTTGCTGAATCCAAAGGTTTATTAAGTTCTGAACAGTCTGAATTATGGAGAGAACATTCCAGTTATTATCCTTTTTATAGGGACATGGTGGATGAAACAGGAGACATTACTGCGCCAAAAATAGGTGGTGGTATGCTTCCAAATAACCCACTTAATATAGTAATGAAGGGTTCTGAAAAAGAAATAAATGTTCCCCCATTAGAAGCTATAGCAAGAAACTCATTATCAATCTTAACTGCTGCCATGAAAAATGATGGTGCGGCTAAACTAATGAGAGACTTTGTTGACAACGGAATGGCTCAAAAGGTTTCGGCTAAAGAAGCCTCAGGAAAAATCTCAATACCAGTATTTGAAGATGGTAGAAAAGAATTTTATTTGGTTGATGATTTAGAAGTCTATGAAGCCATGAGAGGTATTGGCGGTGTAGGTACAGACTTCATTACAAAAATCTTACAATTCCCTGCAAGAATATTAAGAGATACAGTAACCCGTGACCCAGGCTTTATCATGGTCAACTTACTCAGAGATACTCTCTCTAGTGCTATTACGGCTGGTAATGTTGGCTTGGGAGAAGGCAATTTCACACCTATTGTAGATACATTTAAAGGCATGGTAAGCGATATGACAGACTTAGAAAAGTTTGGCATCATCGGTGGTTATGACTTTGCCAATGATGAAGGCGGTGTTGTTGCTTTAATGGCTAGAGCCAGAAGAAAAGAAGGACTAACACCTGATAACGGAATAACAGCTCAAGATGCCTTCTATAAGATGTGGGATGGCTTAGGTGGTTTAACAACTAAGTCAGACGGAGCAACTCGTTTAGGTGTTTATAAAGCGGTTTATAACAACTTAAAGGAACGAGGTTATACAGAAGCACAAGCACAATCAGAAGCCGCCTATCAAGCGCTAGAGATTATAAACTTTGGACGCAGAGGCAACTCAGTTCTATTCAGATATTTAACTTCGGCTGTTCCTTTTCTTAATGCAAGAATACAAGGTCTTGATGTCTTGTGGCGTTCAATGTCAGGGCAATATTCTGCAATAGAAAAACAACGAGAAGGGGAAACCCTAAAGGACGTTCAAAAAAGAATAACAAGAGGCTTCATCACTAGAGGCAGTATTATGTTTGCAATTACTGCTCTTTATTATGCAATGGTTTCAGATACCGATGAATACAAAGAAGTGAAGCGAGAGGTTAGGGATGACAACTGGCTAATACCAACTCCATTTGGTTACACAATTAAGATACCCATTCCTTTTGAAGTCGGCATGTTGTTTAAAGCGTTACCCGAAAGGTTTATAGATGAGTTCTTAGGCAGACAAGTAGAAAAAGACCCATTAAAATCTACATTTAGACAACTCGGAACATCAGCCAATATACCCTTCATAGGCGGAGACATAGGAATACAAGCGGTTAAGCCTTTGTTTGAGGCTGTTACTAATAGAAATTCATGGACTAACACAGAGATAGTTCCGTATTACAAACAAAAGGAAATGCCAGCCTATCAAGCTCGACAGTCAACCAATGAAGTAGTTAGGCTTATAGGAGAGGCGCTTAACATATCGCCCATGAAGTTAGAACATTTGATACAAGGCTATACAGGGACGCTAGGAGGCTATTTACTAGACTTAATCGATGTAACTGCCAGAAGAGTTACAGGCACCCCTCTCATGCCATTTAACATCAACAGTATTCCCGTAGTTAAAAGATTGCTTTTAGACAACGACAAAGGCGGAGGACTGCAACAATCCTTCTATGAATTAAGAGAGGAAGTTATGGGAGCTACGGGTACCATTAACGATCTACGGAAACAGGGCAGAATGGATGAATTAGCCACTTACAGGGAGCATCATAAAGGCTTGTTTAATGTGAAGGGTCAGGTTAATGCCATCAATAGATTTATGCAAAACTGGAGAAGGCAAAGAGACAGGCTTTTAAGAAGAACAGATTTATCCCCTATGGTCAAAGCAGATATGCTTAAAGAGTTAGAAGCAAGGAGAGATAAGAGACTAGCTATTGTTCCTGCGCTCAGACAAAAAGCTGACGTTCCAAGAGTTTCTTTGGGTAACTAAATCAGCAATCATCTTCTCTTCCTTTAAAGGCTTGAGCCTAAAGAAATCACCATACTCAGGATATTTAGCATGGAATAGGCGGGCATAAAAGCAGATGTAATCATTACTGATTTTAAATTCCCCACCTTTTGTTTCTATCTCCCTATTCCATCTTATCCTGTTCACTATAGCCCAATGCGAATAATGACTCCTCCCTGAGTTAATTGCCTCTAGGGTATATTCCTTAAACTTATCCCATACTTGCGGGTTCTTTTTGTGCCAATCCCACCATTTCTTTTTGCGTTCCTGCAATCTATCTTCTAATTGTTTTTCAAGCATCATCTCTTTTCCCTTCGTCAAATATATCTAGGTAAGTAATAGCATCTTTTAATATGTTTTTATTTTCAAAACAAAACCCTAATAAAGAATTGCAATAATTACACAACAAGCCTCTTACTTGTTCGGTTTTATGGTCATGGTCTATAAATAAATGTTTTTTCCCATTTACTTTTTGTTCTTTATTGCATATCAAACAAGTGCCATTTTGGTCTTTAAACATTTTTTGATAGTCTGCTGTAGTAATGCCAAAATCTCTTATTCTGCGTTGATTTAAAAGAGCTTCTTTTCTTTTTCTTGCAGATATTCTATCCCTCTCCCTAATACGCTCAATGTTTTCTTCTCTGTATTTTCTTTGATAGGTAGCCCTACGTCCGTTTTTTCTACTCCAATTGGGATTATTTTTCTTGTAGTTTTTCCAATATTTCTTTTGGTCAAGTTGTGTTAAAGATAAACCAGTCTCAGGGTCAATAATTTTCTTCCGTTTTTCTAGTTTTTGCTTGGCTTTAGCCCGTATTTTTTCTTTATTTTTTTCATAATATTGTTTCCTATAAAGAGAAGCCTTTTTCTTTCTTTCTCTTTCACTAATGACCAATTCATCATCAGTTAAACATTTATTGTTATGTTCAACTATCTTCATTTTCACCCTCCTTAAACAACCCCACAAAATGTTCAGCATCCACTAACACTAGCGGTTTGCTTCTATTCCTTTTAATAACCACTAATGGTTCATACCCCTTACAATTCTCTTCGGCTTGTGCATAAGCCTTCCACACATTTACTGCCTCCTGGTTTTTACATTCAATAGAATAAGGAAAGCGGTTTCTTGAGAATTTCCCCATGATAATATCCTCCCCCTGACTACCCATCGGTCTTGACTCCATATCTTCCTCATCCAACCCCAATACATCCACAAGCAACTTGGTAAACCATTGTTGTAATTTCCTACCTTTTGCTTTTGCACTTTGTGTTTTCATTGTTCTTTTCCTTTTTTTTATCTTTAAATATGCGGTCAAAGTTCTTCTCAAAGCTAGTCTTAGAAACATCCATAGGTCGTCTTTTGTCTCCTTTACTCATCGCCATTACCTATTGCTACATTTCCATCTCCTGTGGTGTGGGAATTATTGACCAGTAAATAATATTTTCTTAGCTGCGTCATCGCTGCGCTCCAGAATCATCATCATCTTTTTCTTGAGCGTTATCCAATATTTCTTCTCTATATCTAAGTAATGCTTTGCCTCTTAACATAGGGTTTTGTGATTTATCTTTATCTCTTTTTCTCCAAAAACTTGAGTCCTTTTTTTTGGTGCTGGGTTTTAAGACAGAAGATGCTGGCACTTCCTCTCCAAACATATCGGGAGTTAATTGTTTGAACCAGACATTTATATCCCTCATTCTACGCACCCCTCCCGCTTGAATAGATACGCACTTAAACCCCATAAGTTCCCAAAATCTATTTGCAGATATGTCTGAGCCACACCTAAGAGAAATACCATGAGCATAGCCTATCTTCCCCATATCTTCTAAAGTTCCAACTAATCCTGCACCATACCAGTTTCCTCTAAGGTCATACTCAATACAGGCTTGGTGTATTTTTAAGTCCTTATAGCCCTTTATGCTTCCGTGATAGAGATAACCAGCATGTTGTTTATTAACCAGCGCTAAAAGAATCCTCTCGTTTTCTATTTCCCTCTCAAACACAACTTTAGGATAAAACGATAAGTCCTCAGCATTTTTTTTCTGTAAATAATCTATAAAAACCAAGTCATTTTTTACTGCATATCTTATATCTAATTTCATGAATCCCTTTAATTATAATAGATCAGTAAATATTTATTTAGTTTGCACCAGGGTCCAGGCGTTTTGGTTTGTTTAAAACGGAAGATCATCTAAATACCCATACTCTTTTTGTTCTTTAATTAGTTCTTCAACTTGTTTAAGAAGTTCCTCCTCAGTTCCATAGGCTTCTTCAAATCGTTTCTTATAGGGATGTCGGCTTATCGGTTCTTTATCGCCTCCCCTTCTGTGATGCTCAAAGCATAGGGGTAAAATCTTTAGATGTGCGTTAGGCTTTGTTTTGCCTTGCGTATGATGAATTTCTGCGGGGTTATTAAATCCTCTGTTTAGGCAAACTACACAACCAAGTTCGGAAACATCAGCAAGATGGTTTGCCTCTTCCATATTGGGCTGTCTGCCCTTAAGCGCCATATCTCCTTCTTTCTTCTCGCTCATTAACCATTTTAGTTCGCCACTCCTCAAACCCTATTTCTAGTGCTTTAAGACCAATTTTTAAAGCAGATAGAGCGCCTTTAGCTACACCCACCTTTAATCTGGATTGGTACAGTTCATCTTGAGATTCTGCCCATGTCTCTTGACCTGAATGCGTTTTCACTCCATTTCCTAGTGCCTTCAACTTCAATGTTGCTTGCAGTTTCTTGACTTCTGCTTCGCATTTAAAGACCTCGTATTCAGTTTTCTCTATTAGGGGAGCAAGTTTCCTAATCTGGTGCATCCATGATTCTTCAACTGGTATTGTCATCCCTTCTCTCCTGAAATGCTTGTTCTTCTCTGCCCGCCAATGTTTCGCATATAACATCCTCAAAGTTTTGTATCTTGGTTAGCAAGCTATCCTTTTGAAGTTCACCCAAAGGCTCAGCTTTGATGATCGCTTTCACGTTCATTAATATTTCTATATACCCGTCATAGGTTTTAACTTCATAATCTTCGTGGGTTCTCATTTCGCTCATCTTTTTGTACCTCTCTTGTTTCTTTTGCCCATAGAAAAACTTAGTCCTGACAGCTTTTCTTTAACGGAGTAAGACCCATAGTGTTCATTGAACACCCTCCTGGATTCTTGCTCTGAATATGGCTCTTCTCCTATATCTCTATATTCCTTGTCGTTCATTAACTTCCATACAGAATAATTAGCTTCGTATGTATTTTTTGTGTCGTAGTTAAAAATTTCACTCATAATCTATTCTCCCAATAATTTTGAGTCATTAAAAAGAGGACGGATTTCTCCGCCCTCTTCTTTGTTTAGCCTAAAATGGGATGTCATCATCGTCAAAGTCATCCACTTCTGGCTCTGGCGCTGGAGGAGGCGCTGGTTCAGGTTTCTTTTGTTGTTGAGGAACGTCCAAGCGGGCATACTTGTATTCGTTGCCCTTCTTAGAGGTTCTATCCCATAAGGCGACTCGCACTTCCACGCTGTCAGAGGTGCTTTGTTTCTTCATTAGTAAAAGATATTCTTGTACCTTTGGATGTTCCTTGAGTTCTTCTAATTCACTTCTGAAAGATGCCGAATCTTCACCTTTGATTTTGGTTACTAACTCTTTTAAGAGTTCTTTCTGAACATCTACCTTTCCCGTCCAATCAGGCTGTTTATCAGTCTGTTTGTAGTTATTGGTATAGATTGGTCCATCTGATTGCAGTCTTTGTTCGTATGCCATAATTTACTCCTTGTTATCTTGGCTATTGGTTTTACCTTCCTCTTCCTGAGGAAGAGAGTCAGCATGATCTTTGAAAATCTTATCTAGTTTCTCTTTGTGTTCAGGGAAATTAGACTTTAATCTTCCTATTGCTTCTTTATTAGCTTTATAGAAACCAGTTAATAATTCTCTAGTATCTTGCATAACAATTAGCTTTTCTGTTGCCTCTAAAAAAATATTCGCCCAAGCCTCGTCAAAGGTTTCCTCTGTTACTTCGGCTTTAGGCTCTTCTTTCTTTGCCTTCTTTTTGGGAGGTGTCTTTTTATCTTCTGGCTGTTCATCCTTTTCTTCACTCGGAAGATGATCTTCCCAAACAGCAAAGACACTCATGCCTAAGCCAAACATAGCAAGGTTCTTAACTAAGCACCTCATCCTGTTATCATTGACTTGCCTAGCGTTTGGATTAACAACAGCGTTATTTTTATAGTCCATAATTGGAAGTGCCATACTTCTCGTATGACCTTCAATCTGTACTTTGGTTATTACCTCAGCAGTTCCATCGGGCAAGGTTCTATAGGGCAGTGCATCGTAGTCAACAAACGTATATTCCGCCTGTGGATAATGTTCCATTAAGAGCATCCACGCTCTCGCCCAAGAGAGATAAGTAAGGTTCATCTTCTCTTCCGTGTGTTTTGAAACATCCACGTTATACAAGGTCTCCCATATCTCTTTAAAAGTTAAATCATTCATCGGTTTTCTCCTCCTGATATTGATTACAAAATTCAGCCACAGGACAATAGCTTTCGCATCTAACTGACTTTCCTAAAGCCACCTCAACACTCAAGTTTTTCTCGTCCTTATGACCACTCATATACTTATCAGCCTCCTCTTGAGAGTCCAAGACACGCAAGGCGCTCTTTCTACCCTTCTTGATTACTCTGTAAGTATCTTCTTTCTTCCATCTGTCAGCATCAGAACACTCAGGCAACGTGCCATTAATGAGATACTCTGCTTCTGCTTCTTGATGCAATGAAACTCTTTCTTCTATAAAACTTTGTTGTTCTTCATCAGTCCACATGGGGATATTGATGACTGTAACTGGTGCGGGAGGGTAATCACCCCCACTTCTTTCGTACTGGAATTTTGACCAGTCCCGTGAGATCGCAATAATATTTAACTGGTCTATGGTTTTTCCTGCTTGTTTCGCTAGCCAGCCATAACAATTCAGTTGTTGCACCCACTCTGGCTTCTCATCTTTAAGAGCGTTCATAACAGTCCAAGCTGACGTAACTTTATAATCCTTGAGGGTATTGTCATCTAATGAAATGCTGTCGGTTTGCCCGCTTATTCGCCACCCACTGACCTCTGCGTACATTCTCTCTTCCGTTAGGGTATCTTCCCTGTTTTCTGATGCTCTCTCTAATATGGTATGAACACTTTGCCCTAATAAAATCCATATCCTTTCAGATATATCAGCAGTAAGTTCTTCATAATGTTGTTCGTTCAAGACAGCTATTTGAGGAGGTTGCAACAATCCAGTTATAGACTTAACTGAATCGCCTTTAGAGTAGCTGTCGTTCTCTACTGCCCTAATGATCTCTATAGGTATATTGTGCTTATTGGTGTACTTCATCGCCCTTGTCCCCTAATTCTTCCCAAAAATAATCAACCATATAGGTAAATAAATCACTGGTTCCTACATCATTTTCTTTAACCATTTTCCTAAATCTATCCTGCGTTTTTTGCTCCACTCTTATTACAACTTGTGCAGTTTTCAGTTTCTTTTTTGGTAATTTAATTGGTTTCATCGCCCTTGTCCTTTTTGTTCCATTCTCTAGCTAATTCAAAGGCTTTAGCGATAGCCGTTTCTCCACTAAGAGTTACTATTGAACCTTCTTCCACTATCTCATTGGTTGCGGTGTCCCTTACTTTCAATTTCCATCTCGGTTTTTTGTTCTCTGTTCCATCCCGTCCTGCCGTTCCTACATAAGGTTTCATTTTACAGCCTCCAAATTCCCACTCCATCTTCCATCTGCCTGACAGTAAATTTCTTGGTTGGGTTTTTGTGCCTATATCTAAGAACAAAGTTCCTTATAATTTTTACTTCCTGTGCTATTTGTGTTTTTGCCATACCAATATGGATGTGATCTCCCACTTCCATTGTGTTTAAAGGTATGTCGTATTTCCTGGGTTTCCCTTTGCCTCGCGGTAATGGGATGCCCCTAGTGATTTCAAATTCCATTATTCTAATTCTCCTGAATTTATGTTAATGTAATAAGGTTGGCTTGAGCTGACGCTCCTCTCTCGAAGGTATATCTCATATATCTTTCTCTCTCGTACATAGATGATGTTTATATTAAGTATAAATGATGTGTTGATAATGTGCAACAAATGATTTATCATCTGTTAATGGATAAAAAGATGGTAATGTTGGACGGGTTAGTAGTTAAACAGGCGGTCAGAGATATTGCTTCAAAAAAACCAGACTTATCAGATAAGGCACTACTTTATTTTTATTCCAGAGACTTTTTAAATTTATGTGAGAGAAACAAGATAGACGGAAACGCTATCACTCAAAGCGTAAAAGAATTAGTCGATTTCCCAATAATATCAAGAAAAAAAATAGCCAATGACATAGCTAAAGTCATTGATAATTCTTTTGTTGAGGAAGTAGTAAGTAAGTAGAAACTAGATAGTACATACTTACTAAGTTTTTAATAATAAGTATTTACTTATTAGTAAGTATATACATCTATCTTAGGAGGATAAAAATGCTAAGTCAAGAGCAAAAAAGAAATTGGTCTGATGTAGAAACTACCATTTACTCAGAAATATCTATCAATTCAAAGAGTTACGGGCAACATAAATTATTTTGTCCCGCATGTCGTCACACCAGAACAAAAAACAAAAAAAACAAGCCACTGTCTGTCAACATTGATGGAAGCAAAATTATTTACCACTGTCACCACTGCGGGGTGGAAGGATTGATTAACACGGAGAGAAAAATTGTAGCGATGACTAAAAACACAAACGGGAACGGCACTGCATCCCCAAAAACAGTAAAGATTGCAGATCAGAAAACATCAGGAAGGTCAGAAGAATGGTTACTTTCGAGGGGTATAAGTTTAGAAACGGCAGAACGAGCTGGCTGTCTCCTCCTAGAAAAAAATAATAAACCAGTCATAGGTTTTACCTTCCCTGTGGAGGGTTCTTCGGATGAGTACGAGGCTGTCAAGTATAGATCAGCTAATGGAAGCAAGGATTTTTGGTGGGAAAACAACGCTACAAAGTTGTGGGGCAGACAAGTTCATAATGATAGTTTGGAAACCATTTCCGATACCATAGTAATAACTGAAGGGGAGTTAGATTGTTTAGCGATTTTAGAAAGTTTTAAGGGCGTGGCAAACATAGAAGTCTTTTCAGTTCCAAATGGAGCGCCATCAAAAATAACAGATCACAAGATAGACCCAAGTGAAGATGGCAGATTTAAGTATGTTTGGGAAGAGAGGGAAAAGTTCGAGAAGGCTAAGAGAATTATTTTGGCTACCGATTCTGATACTGCTGGTGATGTGCTAGCAGATGAGTTGTCTAGGAGACTTAACAAAGCAAGATGTTATAGGGTTGATTACAAAGGCAACAAGGATGCCAATGATTTATTGCTCAATACAGATGCGGAAACCCTTAGAAAACAAGTTCTTAATGCAGTACCGATTCCTTTACATGGACTGAATAACATAGAGCATTATGCTGAGGAGTTCCAATCTCTTTATGATTTGGGAAAACCAAGAGGAGTTTCCACTGGAATACAGTCGATTGATAATCTGTTCACTCTCCAGACGGGGTATCTAAATATTGTTACAGGCTATCCTGGTGATGGTAAATCAGCCTTTATTGACCAGTTAATAGTTAATGTGGGCAAGACTTACGGATGGAAAACTTGTTATTGTTCTTTTGAAAAACCTCCTTCACTTCACGCAGTTCAATTAGCGCAAGTTCTAACAGGTAAGCCATTCTTTGAAGGGCAAAATCCACGCATGACCCAAGAAGAAAAGGACTATTCTCAAGACTGGATTAATGAACACATACTATTTCAAGACTATTCCGATTCAGGTATGCCAACTATTGAAGCCATACTTGATAAAAATGCCAGTGCTGTAATGAGATATGGGGTTAGGATTATTGTTATAGACCCTTTTAACTTCATTCACAGCGATTATAGGGGTTTGGAAAGCGATATGGTTTCAAATATGCTGACTAAAGTGCAATTATTTTGCAAGCAACATGACGTGGTTTGCTTTTTTGTAGCGCATCCCACGAAACCAGCAGAGCGAGGAAAGAAATCGGTTGTTACAGGAGTTGACATAGCAAAGAGTATGGCTTGGTTTAGCAAAGCTGATCTAGGCTTGACTGTTTATCGCGGAGAAAGTAATGTAGAGGTTCACTGTTGGAAGGCAAGGTGGGGTTGGCAAGCGAGAGTTGGCAAAACCTCACTAACATTTAATCCTGTTAATGGGCGGTATGAAGAAGAGCAAGAAGTTGAAGATGACTTCGATTGGGACATCTGACATCCATGTAAACGATGTTGGAAACCCTTACCTCCACTCTAAACACAAAGTAGGAATAGCCAAGTTTGAGAAAGGCAACATTGGTCGAGCCATTGTGTTTGACCAACACCTAATAGACATTCTCTACACCGAAAACCACTTAGACGAAAGACAGCACAATGTCTGCAATAAGTATTTGGGTGTGATTATAAAAGGAACACATCTGTCTAACCCTTCGTTTGGAGAAAGAATATCTACTGGTAAATATTATATTGCTCCGCTTCCCAGGAGCTGTATTCTGATAAAAGTTCAGCGACATCTGAGAAAAACTTGTGGAAGGAAAGCAGAGGGTAGGTTTTGGGTGTTAATGTCTAATTCCCCTCGCAAAGTAGGAGATCAAGACGTTAAGTTGATGCAAGTATGTGCCGAATCTTTATTGGGGTTCTACTATATTAGTCAAGAGTCCCCTGTCTCTTTGTTTCAGCAAGCGCTCCTAAACCCGATTTAACTTCTTCGTTTTCTATCTCGACAGTTGCATCTTCTGTAGTTGGTGAGCCATTTGCGTCATAACCGACTATCACTTTTTTGAATGGGTTCTGTGTAATACCTAGTTCTTTAGCTTCTTTGTGAATCAAATAGATTATCTCGCTGTTCCTAGATTTAACAGGCATATCAGCCTTTCTTATAGTTTCTAATAAATCATTAGTCTCTTCCGAGCATCTAATGAATATTGTTTTCTCTTCCTTCATTTGTGGGGTCTCCATATATAATTTCTGGACTATCTACTACCTCTCCAACAGCAACGCTTTCACGTCCTGTTTGCCAATATCTATTAATTTCAAGACTCTCTATGGCATGAGCGAGGTAATGTTCGTTAGCTTGTAGTAAAGGAGAGTCTAACAATGTGATAGCAAAAGCCATCGCATCCACTTCACTTTCAAAAAGCCAGACATAGTGCTTCCAATCTGCGACAGCTTGTTTTCTAAAGCCTTTATATCGAGGGTCGGGTTCTGAAATCTCGAAGGTGTGTCTTATTACAGCAAACATAAACATTCCTCTAGTAATGGCTTATTATTGTATAACAAAATGCTAGCAAAGGGAAAGCCCATGTTCCACATGGAACACCGATAGCTGTGTAGTAAATACTACAGGCGGAAGAATACAGCAGTTGGGCAAATATAAATATTTACTGGTATATTATATTTAAAGGGTTTCAGGACGATTATGGAGCTATTTGGCGTTGTTACTCATCTTTTTCCCAGGTAAATAACACAGCAGTTGGTGGACTATCTATCGCTTTTTTTATATATATAGATAAAGAAACAAAATTGAAATTAGAATCATCGAGACAAAAAAAAGGGCAGTTCCGAAGAACCGCCCTAACTTTTGCCCTACCTACCAAGTAAGGACTTATAATCTAACTAGTAGATTGGAGGATAACCATTGTTGGTTAAACCAATACTAATTGATACGCTTGCAAAATGCAAGACCATCAACACAATATGTTGTATGTCAATCCACAAACATATACAAGATGTTGTGGTTTCTGGATAATCTCCCTCCTAGTAAATAATATTTCATAGCCCGCAGACCTGAAAATTATTGTTAATAATCTGTGGATGAACGGCTGAGGATCAACAAAATCAATAGACTGGTATATATTCTTTCAGCCCAGTCCAGGGGAAAATACTGCAAGTAACTTGCACTAAATTTTAGGCGAAAAAAAAAGGCGATAACTACCGAAGTAGCTACCGCCTTTAATTTCTTTATGCCTCTTTCTCTAGTTTATCCATTAGACACCTCCTCTCTGTACTCAACGTGGATATGAAAAGCAAAAGAAAATGGATTAATTCCTTCTTCTTTGAGTTCCTTATCTATTATGATGCTTAAAGTTTCAGTAGTCTGTTTATCGAAATCGCCAAACATTATTGTTTTTGGTTCACTCACTAGCCACCTCCAATAATTTTTGTTCAGCTTTAGCAATTTCGAGTCTTGCGTCCATTATTTCTTCGGCAAACTTTAGACCGTATCTATTCATAAGCCGAGAAATAAATTTAGACATTGGCATTTCCGCAGACTTAGCACAACTTCGAAGCAACGCATAATCTTTTGGCGACCACTTTGCAACTATATTAACAAATTCCCTTCCCCCTTCGGTTCTGTGAATCTTTACTTTTTCGTGCTTCAATCCTTTCATGGTTTTCCTTTCTTCTTCATTCATTCGACACCTCCTCAATGTCGTTATGGACATTGCGAAATGACAAAGTTCTAACCTCAGACTTTTGCCTATCAGGATAAAGGATGTCTAAATTTCTTTGATTGGTTTCTACTAACAGGTTAAAAGTTTTAACCAGTTCAAAATCAATTTCAGATATTTTTTCTCTTGGAGACCTATCAATGTGTCGATAAATGTTATTACAAACATCCATCAACCCCTCAACAGTCTTTCCTAATAATTCTATACTCATAATTTCCTCCATTTTTAAGTAAGATTATTTAATTAACTGATTTCAAGCATTTTTGCTATCGTCAGAGGAAAATACACATTTTCCTTATCAGTTTTGAATTTGCACCTCATACAGTGCGTTTTAAGACGTTTTTAGAGGGTTACTAATACCTAAGTAACCCCCTAAATCGCCTCTTTTGGCTAGTACAGAGTTGAAGTGTCAACGTAAATAACTTCACCGAATGGCAGTCTTTCTGCATAGTAACTCTCTTCTGTAACACACCAAATAACAGGAACCGAAGGCTCAACGTCAGCACTTACATCACCCCACCCATCGGTGAAATATATAAATGCTTGTACGTCCTCAACATCGTCCGAGTAATCATTGAACAAGTTAAAGGGAGGGTCGAAATGCGTTCCTCCTCCTCCTCTTACTCTCAGTTCTAACTCGTCACCTTGATCCAGTTCGTAGATGTCCCACCACTCGCCTTGTTCGTTCTTGCGTACAGTTGTATCGCAATAGCAAACCCTGATTTTATCCAAACCACAGTCCTCAGCCATTGCCTGTATCTCAGTCGAAAACATATTGAGTTCGTATTGTGAAACTGAACCGCTAGTATCAATCGCTATCGCTAACTCGCCTCCATGCGGAGACTTAGCTTTACTTGGCAGATTGATACCGCGCCAAGAATGACGTTTGTTGAGCCTAGACCAAGAGTTCTCATTAGCAACACTAGATTGTAAAAAGTCGTTGAGTTCATCTTTCCAATTTACTTTAACGTCTTTTAACTGATCTATTCTGTTGCTCATTGAGGAAGTTCCATCAGTACCCATAGCTTTTTCTAGCTTGTCAGCTAATGAAACTGCTCTTTGAATCTCACCTTTAAGTTCAGTGATTTCAGAGTCAGATAATGGTTTACCCTCTTCATCTTGAGCGTCCCAAACTTCACCAATTGGCATTGGAATAGAGTCTAAATCAATCTCGCCTACTTGCTCACCAGTTTCTACACTAGGAGCAGAGTAGCCAGTGTTTGATTTTTCCTCTTCATCGCCTTCAGCTTCAGAGTTTCCAGAACCTTGGTCTTTGCCCTCTTCATCGTCTTTGCCTTCACCCATAGTATCAATTGCCTCTTGCAAAGCCTCTTCACTCTTCATAAGAATTGAGTAAATCGCCTCAGCAGACATGCCTCGATACTCTGTTGACCATAAACCACCCTCAGGCAATTCCATCCCAAGATCATAAATAAGGAATCCATTGATTGCATAATCGCAAGCAATGTTCCAGACCTTAGGATGTCTTTTGCCACGTCTAAGGGGATGCTCATAGACAACGTGCAAAGCCTCATGTATTAAGACCGACCTTAGTTCTTCTTCTTCAATGTCTAAGACGAAATCAGGATTAAAAAGAATCCTTTTTCCATCGGTAGCCATTGTGTCGCATTGACTAGAAGTAACCTCAATCAGGTCAAGATGTAATAGCATAGATGCCATACCAACATGACCCTTCATAAGTTTAGATCGTGACTTAATTAATCTATCGTGTGCGTCTTGGTTAATCATCTTTAGACCCTCCAAAAGCCTTATCTAAAAAGCCTCCTTTAAGTCCACCAACAGCACCCTTAAGATCGTCAGCCACTTGTTTACGTTTTGTTTCGCCAATCTCAGTATCATCTCTAAGAGTTTCAATTGAGTTGATCGTAGCAAAAACAGAAACAAGTTTTTGATGGGCGTTGCGAACAGTAGAGTTGTTTCCCAATATGTCAGAGTTTATCGAAGGGAGCATATCAACAGCTTGCCTAAGTTTATCGAAACTAGACTTATTGAAGAATGACTTACTCTTATCTTTTGGGTCGTACTCGTCTAACTTAGTTGAAACATGTTCTACTTGTTCAACCAAAGCCTCAACAGTAGTTACAAAGATACTCTTTATATTGTTATTGGCTCTACTAACCGCATCATTTTCTATCCTTTTGCGAAGTTTCTCAGAAACATTTATTCTAATGTCGTCCCCAATTTGAGGAATCATTGAAAGTTCAAAATCAAATTTAAACTTACTTTCAACCTCTTC